GTCAATAACGCCTGAATCCATAAAGCCGACATGCTCCAGTATGTCCCGATCCGTCGCTTCAACTATCCACTTCTCGTTCATTTCTTCCCTCCGCGTATGCTCGCCAGCATATAGACTGCTACGGCGCTATCATAGCGCCGTTTCGGCCTTTGGGCCTCGTCAGGCAGTCACTACCTCTTACCAGGCGCCACTACCGCCTCCCGATCCGCTTGTTTTTCCGTCGCCAAAGAGGACGCTGAAAGCGATCCAGGCGTGCAAGAACAGGATACCGGCCACAGCGCAAGCGGCCACTAGCAGGCGCCGGCCAATGTTCAGACCAGAAGCAGCAGACACAGGCGCGGCCCACTTCATGCGGCACCTTCCGCCAGCGTGCAGCTGTCGGCCTTCGCGCACATTCGGCACGTCTCCGTTCCGGCCCAGACACATCCACGGACGGGGAGCGCCTCGATCTTTTCGCGGGCCGCGTCGATGCGATCAATTGCTTCCCAATCCTCATCCAGCATTGCACGTTCCCATTGCCGTTGCAGCACTTCCATTGTTGAGCCCTTCACGCTTCCATCTCCTTACTACAGGCTCACAGTCGTCCAGACTGTGGGATGATATGGCTATCATCGACACGGCGCCTGTATGGCGCCGTGTTTCGTCCTGGAGCTGCCAGGACTCATCGGGATGAGGAAGAATCAGAAGCTCCGACTAAACGCAAAAACAATCTCTTGTCTTCCGCCAACATCACGCCTGAGTATCGCACTTGTGCACTTATGGGAGCGGTAGTATTTGGCTGCGTCTTCCAGTGTGATATACCAGAGAGTAACAACATCATCAAGATTATTCCACATCCACAGGATATAATCTCCGTATGCCATCCCGCGCCTCCCGTCTCCAAATGCCATCTCATGCCGCCTTTGTTCTTCCGTCCCGAATATCTGAAGCTTTGCGGCCTTCGAGGAGCCACGCCACGCCGGCTTCAACTTTTGCGTCCCAATCGGCTTCGTATTTCTTGATCCAGCCTTTAATAGTGTCGTGGAACACGTCGCCACGGTAACTATTGGAACCAAATTCAATGTCGCCGGCGGCAAGCTTGGCGACGTCAAATACTGCCGTGTAAATGTCACGGGAGCCTTTTTCGGTGTCGAACGTCACGCCAAGCATGGCATCTTCACCGTCTTTGAACAGTACGACGTGAAATGGAGCGCCAAAAACTCCGTTTCTGTGGTATGCAATCTTCTTCAGGTGTAACATGTCTCAATCTCCTCTTGCCTCTGGGCTGTGTGCGGTGTATGTCCCTTGCGGCTATACTGCGACGGCGCCACAGAGAACATGGCGCCGTTTCGTCCTATCGGGACTCATCAGGCAGTATATATCACAACGCCACAGCTTCAGCGCCTGTGGCGGTCGGTCACCAGCCAGGAGCGCCGGACATCCCCCTCTACTCACTCCTGGGTCTTGCTTTCGCGCATCTTCAGGCGGCCTCGGGCCGTCGATGCTATGAGAAAGAGCCGTGTTAAGACTACGTTGAACGATTACGATGAAAGGATAGCGGTAGACGAAAGTAACGCAATAGATGAAAGTGAAAGAAGTATGAAGAATTGTTCATAAAGTGATGCGGTAAAGGCTGGAAACAAGTCTAGGAGTGCGTTTGTGAACTTAGTCTACCGTGTCTTCTACCGTGTCTACCGCGTGATCTACCGCATGAAATGGGGGTGGGGCACATAGGGAAATGTAGTATTGATGAGGGATAGAGGGCAGCAGGAAGCTCCAAACGCCTATATATAGGGCAAACTTTTTGGGCATGTGCAAGAGGCTCAGGTATTAGGTTACACGTCATATAGGAAAAAAGCTAGCAAATATGCAACGATCCGCCAAATCTACGGAATACCGCTTGTTTTTCTCCTGTGTGTCCTATATGCTTGTTGTGGACTGCGTTTTCACGTTTGTGTGGTATCTACCGCATGAGTCTACCGTGTGGCACATTTCGGCGTCTTTTGACTCCTTTTTGTTACAGGAATCTTGATTCCTGTGACATAAACTAGTGTAGTATATACACTACACATTGCCTAGTTTTGGCTGTTTCGGGTCTGCCCAGGTCCGCCTGGAGTCCGCCTGGAGTCTGCCCGGAGTCTGGCAGGTCGGGGGGGGTCGGCCAGGTCGGGGGGCCTAACCCCCAGGCGGCCCGATGGCATAGGGCAGCTCCTCGAATTTCTACAAAATTTTCCTCTTCAAATCTTCTCTTCATCATTTCTTCATGTCCTCAATTCCCCCTCAACCTTCACTGTCGCGTACACTATATGGTGTAATAAGGTGGCTTTGCGGCTGTTTCTCAATGGGCAGTGGGCACTGCTCTACAGCTGGCAAAGGGGCAATGCGGGCAGAGGGGCGGGCAGCCCGCATAAATAGGGGGCGGAAAGCATGGGCAATCGGCAGTCTGGGCAACTGCGTGTGGCTTTGCGGGCCGCGCTTTCGGGCGGGGCCCGATAGCCATGTCCAGAATCATCGACCTCAATATCGAGGAAACGGCGCTTCACAAGCGTGCGTTCAATATCTACTCCGCTCTTGACCCTGAACTCTCCATAGATGAGCGCGAAGAGGCTGTGGCGTTGCGCCTCGGCGCTGATGTGGACAAGGAGGACGTACACGCCTGGTCTTCATTCTTCCACTGGGACGAACGGCTGGCGCAGGATGCCCAGATTCTTCAGAAGGGCCTCGACGCACGGACGCGAAAGGAGAGGCTGCGGGAGAAGGTGGACAACCTCGTCAACCGCATCTCCGACCTCCTTTCCAAGGATGAGACGTTCGCAAACATCAAAATCGACGACGGAAAGGCCCTGAGCCAGCTTGCCACGGCGATGGACAAGCTCGTTCACACGAGCGCGGTGCTTGATGGCAGTGCTGTGGATGCCGTGGTCATCAAGTCTGATCGTCCTGTGGCGGAGATGAGCGACGAGGAGCTGGCAGAGGCGGTCAAAGTTGGCCGTGCGCGTGCTGCTGCTGCTCAGGACGACGGGCCGGAGGCGGCGTAGGTGGCAGAAACGGTCACGCTCGACGATATTCTGGCGGAGCAGGCCAGACGCGAGCTGGACCGGCGAGCTGAGCTGCGAGAGCACGTCACAACGTCATTCTACGAGTTCTGCAAGTACATGGTGCCGGAGGTCTACTCCGAGAAAAGACCATACCTGGCGGACGTGTGCGACCTGGGGCAGCGGGTCGTGGAGCACAGGTCGGGAAAGAAAGGGGGCATCATCACAACGCCTCCGCGCTTTGGAAAGTCGGTGACCGGCTCGCTTCTTGCCGCGTGGAGCATCGGAAGGTGGCCGGCAGACTCCATCATGCGGGCGTCCTACGGCGCAGACCTCGCGGAAACGCTGTCGAAGCAGGTCATGGGGTTCGTTCAGAGCGACAAGTACCACATTGTCTTTCCAGAAGTACGGCTGAAGCAGGACCACCAGGCGGTGGCAGACTGGGCGGTAGTGGGGGCAGTCACGTCGTCCTACTTCTGCGCCGGCGTGGGCGGGCCGTTCACGGGAAAGGGCGCGTCGCGGCTGGCGATGATCGATGACCAGCTGAAGAACATTGATGATGCACTCAATGAGCCAAAGTTGGACAAGGACTGGCTGTGGTACGAGTCCACATTCTTCACGCGCGAGGAAGAGCGCGGTGGCGTGCGGTGCCCTGAGCTGTTCATCGGAACAAGGTGGAGCAACCGAGACATCATCGGGCGAAAGATGGAGCAGAGTGAGGCCGGAGACTACGAGGTCTACTCGCTCCCTGCCCTGATAAACGGCGCCTCAGCGTGCGAGGACGTGATCTCGACGGCAACGTTGATCGATATGCAGACAACCATGCCGTCCTTCATCTTCGACGCGGAGTACATGCAGTCGCCCGTGGAGCGTGAAGGGCTGCTGTACCCTATTGAGAATATGCAGTTCTTCGAGCTGAAGCAGAAGCGTGACGAGCTGGCGCAGGCAACATGCGTCGGGTATGTGGACACGGCGGACCGTGGTGCAGACAGCCTCGGGGCCGTGTTCGCCAAGAGCATCGGAGAGAAGTGGTACGTGACGGACGTGGTGTTCAGTTCAGAGGACATGGACATCACGGAGCAGCAGGTGGTGAACTGCGCGGCAAAGGAGCACTGCATCCGCCTGACCGTGGAGAGCAACAACGGAGGAAGGCTCTACGCGAGCAACTTGCGGAAGGCGTTCGCAAAAGCAGGGTACCCGTGTGCCGTGGTAGATCGGCAGACCACATCGAACAAGGAGACGCGCATCCTGTCCTGGTCCACGTTCGTGCTAGAGAACGTGGTGTTCCGAAGTGACTACATGACAGGAACGGACTATGACCGTTTCATGCGCGAGCTGACTCACTATCTGAAGGCGGGAAGAAACGCACACGACGATGCGCCGGACGCCATCACGGGGTTCTGCGAGTCGAACGGAATTGGTGTGCGGTGGGGACGACAGCCCGACAAGCCTGCCGGTTTTTGATGTGAGGTGACGTGATGCTGACGCAAAATCCATTGAGAATCGGGGCGAAGTTCTGGCCGGACGAAGAAGCGTACCGGCTGGGGACGTATGTCAAGGATCGTGCACTCTTCGACGGCGCTCACGACATCGTGTTCCTCGAATGGGCGCAGTCTCTGCGTCCTGAACGCCGAGCGCAAATCTGGCTGACCATCAACTGGCATCAGATGCTCAGCACGATCTGGCCCGACCTTCTTGTGGGCGAGCCTCCGCAGTTCACTGCGGCATCTCCAGAGCAGCAGACGTTCCTCGACACGATGGTGGCGGGGAACCGGCTCATCAACACCATCTATGAGGTTGGCATCGACGTGAGCAGGTACGGAAACGGCTTGTTCAACACATGGTTCAAGGATGGCAAGGTGCGCATCGGCACAGTGTCGCCTGAAGTATGGTTGCCGTGGGCGTTGCCGTATGACATCAAGGACATCCAGGGGCACGTTCTCGGTTGGAGATACCAGGCGGGCGAGAAGTTCTACCTCGACACGCAGACGCACTTCGTCGGCAGCGTCCTCCATACCGTCTACCAGCTCGACAAGGAAGGCGGCATCCTACGTGTGGTGAGCGGCGACGCAGAGCCGGTGTCAACAGGCGTGGACGACTTCCTGCTTGTTCCCGTGCACAACGTGACCACATCTGACCGCTACTTCGGCATCAGCGACTATGAGATTTGCGAGCCGATCTGCCAGGAAGAGGAGAGTCGTCTGTCACAGATCAAGTACGTGCTGGACAAGCACAGCGACCCGAACCTCAAGGGGCCTTCCAGCGCCGTAACGACGAACCCTGTCACGAACCAGCCAGAGGTGCGCGTGGGCGGGAAGTATTTCCCCCTCGGCATCGGAGAGGACGTGAACTACCTCACGTGGGACGGTCAACTCGATGCAGCATTCAAGGAGCTGGACAACTTGCAGAGCAAGAAGTTCCAGCTCACCGGGATCTCGCCGGCGCTCTTTGGCGGAGACTTTGGGCGGGCGGAGAGCGGTTCTGCGATGAAGCGGCTGCTCACCTCGACGCTGAGAAAGATCAACAGGCTCCGTATGCAGTTTGACCCCGCCGTCAAGCAGGTCATCAGCGTCGCTTCGCGTCTTGCCGTGGCGAACGGAGTGGAGGGTGCAGTCGAGATCGGAGAGCAGGATGTGCATATCGGATGGCAGGACGGCTTGCCGCAAGACCTGATGGAGTCGGCGACGGCGTACTCGACGCTCAAGGCAGCAGGGCTGGTGAGCGAGAAGACAGCTGTGAGCGTGGTGCTGGAAAAGGGTGGCTCCGCGCTGGAAGAGGAGCTGAAAGAGATTGGCAGCGACGCGCAGAAGGCTGCTGACGCGGCAAAAGCCGCTGCTCCCGCCACTCCTGCGGTCAACGACCAGAATGCACCGCTTACTGACCGGCTGAACGCCGCATTGAAGAATGGATAAGAAAGCGCGGTTGCTGACAGACGCTGAGAGCCGCAGAAAGCGGCTGACGCAGATGTACAAGGACGCCGAGGATACGGCAGTCCTCTTGTTGGCAACTGCGCTCCTCTCTCCCAAACCCGCTGACGCGCTGCGCTCGGCGCAAACGTCCATCCGTACCGTGATGGCACGCGCCGACGCGCAGGCGCGGGAGTGGTGCGACGACTCGATGACGACGCTCTATGCCCGTGGCATGGTGGACGCTTGTGAGGAGGCCGGAAAACCGCACCCCCAAGGCTCCCAGTTCCATACCGCCATCATCGCCGCTCTCGCTGCCGCGGTGATGGACCGGCTGATCAGCGTCGGCGCGGCAGTAGACCGCAACGTGGCAACGCTCATCAGTTCCGCGCAGGTTGGTGTGGCGGGCGCGTCATTTGCGAACGCGACGGACTGGCAGACCCTTGCCGAGAAACTGCGGCAGGATGTGTTGGCGAACGGTGTAACGGGGTTCATCGATAAGGCAGGGCACTCGTGGAAAGTGGACACCTACGTTGATGTCGTGGCGCAGTCGAGCGTGATGAACGCTTACAACGCTGGCGTCAAGTCAGAGATGCAAGACCAGGGGCTTGACCTGGTGCGGCTGAGCGACGAGATTGACGAGAACACATGCGAAGCGTGTGCAACTTGGGCAGGACAGGTTCTTTCTCTCACAGGCGCGACGCCTGGGTTTCCAACAGTTGACGATGCAGAGGCAGATGGCGTGTTCCATCCTCATTGCGTCCATACCTTAGAACCGCTGACCGAAGAGGAAGCGGCGCAGGAAGTAGCAGAAAACGGCAACTCCAATGCCGGAACCAAGGAGGCTTGATATGGCAGACGAAGTAGTAAACACCCCAGAGAAGGGGGACGGCGAGAAGATTGTCACGATGACACAGGCGCAGTTCGACGCGCAGATTCAGAGCAGGCTTGACCGTGAGCGGAAGAAGTTCGCCGATTACGAGGAATTGAAAGCCAAGGCTGCTGAATATGAACAGGCGAAACAGGCTCAGATGACCGAGGCGGAGAAGAAAGAAGCACGCATCAAGGAACTTGAAGCCAAGGCTGCTGACCTTGCGAACCAGCTCGCTGACCGTGAAGCCAAGGTGCTCCGCGTGCAGGTGCTGGAACGTGAGGGGTTGCCCACTTCATGGGCTGATCGCGTGCGTGGCATGACCTCCGAGGAAATCGAGACCGATGTTGCTGAACTCAAGAAACTTATTGGCGTGAAGAAGCCGCCGGTTGGCGCTCCTGTAGCACCTTCCGAAAACAACGGCCCGCCAAACATGAATGACTTTATCCGAGGGGCATACCACGGATAAGTCAACCCATTAAGGAGGGGTTATGGCTGCATTTCCTACTGTAGTGAACCAAACGACGTATGACCAGATTATTACCAGGCCGAACGCTACGGCGCTCATTCCCACGCCTGTAACAAACAGCATCATCTCCGGCATCACCGAGCGTTCCGCGTTCATGCGCATGGCAACCCGCTTGCCCAATATGTCTTCGAAGACGCTCACAATGCCCATCCTCTCCGCTCTCCCCACGGCATACTTCGTCACAGGGGAAGCAGGCGACGGAACCAACCTCGGGCTGAAGCAGGCGACGCACATGGCGTGGGCTACCAAGATTATCACCGCAGAAGAGATTGCGGTTCTCGTTCCCATTCCGCAGAACGTCCTGGACGACTCATCCTATGAT